AGCGGACCCGGCTGAAGATGGTCGAGTCCGACACCACGTTCCTGCGCATGACCGGGCCCATGCAGGAGTTCATGCGCCGCCTCAAGGCCGCCGACGAGTTCCAGCACTTCGGCAACCCGGTCGCCACGTGGATGGCCGACAACGTCGAGAAGAAGTCCCCGCGCGACGACCCCGACCGGCTGCGCCCGGTCAAGCCCGACCGGGACAAGACCGGCATCCGGATCGACGGCATCCCCGCTGTCCTGTTCGCCCTGGACGGCGCTCTGCGCGGCATGCCCAAGCCGTCCGTCTACGAGAGCCAGGGCATGGCTCTGAACTCCTAGGAGGTGACGGGTGGACCGCTTCGACGTCCTGGTGCTGCTCGGCGTTCTGACGATCGGCACTGGCCTCGGTATGCGCTGGCCGTGGGTGGGCGTGACCACGGCCGGCGTCATCGTCCTGGGCGTCGGCCTGGTCGGCGCGGCCCTCAGCGTGAAGGCGGCCGCCACGCGCGACCTCGTCAAGGCCAAGGGGGGTGAGCGGTAGTGGGCATGGTCCGCTCAGCGATCGAAGCCGTGGCCCGGGCGTCGTCGGGCCCGTTGTCCGGGATCGCCACCCCGGAGCAGTGGGTGGTCGACTGGTTCAGCGGCGGCACCGCCAACTCGAGCGGTGTGCGCGTCGACCAGGAGACCGCGCTGATGTACGCGCCGTTCTTCGCCGGCGTCCGCGTCATCGCCGAGGACCTCGGCCTGCTGCCGTTCTTCCTGTACGAGCGCCTCGCCCGCGGCAAGCGCCGCGCCACCAGCCACCCGCTCTACCCGCTGCTGCACGACGCCCCGAACGACATGATGGGCGCCATGGCCTTCAAGGAGGCCTTGCAGGGCCACGCGATCACCTGGGGCGGAGGCGCCGCCTATATCGTCACCCACCCCCGCACGGGCGTGATCGAGGAACTCTGGCCGCTGCGCCCCGACCGGCTGCACCCCCGGATCCGGTACATGGGCAACGGGCGGGCCGAGCGCTGGTTCCAGTACCTCGACGACGTCAACGGGATCTACGCCAACCTCGCCCCGGGCGAGGTGTTCTACGTCAACGGCCTGGGCTACGACGGGATGCGCGGCTACTCCGTCGTCGAGCTCGCGGCGAACTCCATCGGCCTGGGCCTGGCCACCGAGCACTACGGCGCGAAGATCTTCAGCAACGGGGCGGCCCCGGCGGGCGTCCTGTCGCACCCGGAGAACCTCTCGCCCGAGGCCCGCAAGCGGATGGCCGACGACTGGGACAACATCCACCGGGGCATCGACCGCGCGCACCGCGTGGCAATCCTGGAGGAGGGCGTGCAGTGGCAGGCGGTCGGCCTGCCCAACGATGCGAACCAGTTCCTGGAGACCCGCAAGCTTCAGGTCACCGACATGGCGCGGTGGCTGCGCCTGCCGCCGCACAAGATCGGCGACCTCGACCGGGCCACCTTCAGCAACATCGAAGAGCAGCAGCTCGACTACGTCAGCAGCGCGCTGGCCGCGTGGCTGACGCGGTGGGAACAGGCCGTCCTCACGCAGCTGCTGCTGCCCGAAGAGCGCGAGCGGTACTTCCCCGAGCACCTGGTCGACGCGCTGCTTCGCGGCAACACCGTCGCCCGCTACCAGGCGTACGCGGTCGGGCGCCAGTGGGGCTGGCTGTCGGCGAACGACGTCCGCGACCGGGAGAACATGAACCCGATCGACGGCGGCGACGACTACCTCGTCCCGCTCAACATGGTGCCCGCCGGCCGCGGCGGCCGGGTACGGGCGAACCTCGCCGAGGCCTGGGCACCGAAGATCGCCGAAGCCGACCTTGAGGTCGCCGACCTCGAGCGAGAAAAAGTCGGCGAGCTCGTCGACGAGCACCTCACCGACGACGGCGGCCGCGGCCACCGCTCGGTGTGGACGTTCGTCAACGCCATCCGTTCCCTGTACGCGGAGGACGGCCCGATCGGCGTGCGGATGACCGCTCTGTGGCTGCCGATCTTCACCGCGTTCGCCGCAGACGTCGCCGTCGACGCGGCCGAGGAGGTCGGCCACGAGGACGACGTGGACCTGTCGACGTGGGCGCACGCCTACGTCCTGGCCCACGTCGGCTACCGGCTGTCCACCTCGTTCGGGCAGTTGCGGAAGATCGCCGAGGACAACGAAGCCGACCGCGACCAGGCCGCCAAAGACGTCGTCGCCCGCCTGGAGAAGTGGCAGGAGGAACGCCCCGAGCAGACCGCGCGGTGGGAGTCCAACCAGCTGCCCAACGCGGCCGCGCGCGAGACGTGGAAAGACGCCGGCGTCACCACCCTGAAGTGGGTCACGCAAGGGTCGAAGCACTGCCCGTACTGCACCAAGCTCGACGGCCGCGAGACCGAGATTGAGACCCCCTTCATCGCCAAGGGCGACGAGGTCGAGGGCGACGAGGACGGCGAAAAGCTCGTCGCCAAGCGGGACACCTTCCACCCGCCCGTGCACGCGGGCTGCAACTGCCAGGTGGTGCCAGTCGTATGAAGCCCCTGATCGAGCCGGGCCGCTGCTCGGCCTGCGGCAGTCCTGCGGAGCGCGGCCGCTCCGGCGTCTGGTGGCACGCCCGCCAGGCCGATTCCTGCGGCCGGAACCCGGCCCGCTTCGAGGCCGACCCGCAGCCCGAGCGGCAACAGGAGTCGCCGCGCAACCGTCAGATCCCACACCCTCCGGAGGACCGATGAAGGGCCAGCGGCACTACATGCGCGGCTACGTGCTGCGCGCCGACGGAAACGACGACACCGGCGACGAGGCCGCGGGCAAGCCGCTGACGATCGTCGCCGCGACCGAGGGCCGCAAGGGCGACGGCCTCAACCTCACGATGAAGGGCGCCGAGCTCGGCCGGTTCGAATCCAACCCCGTGCTCGGCTACGGGCACTCCTACTGGGGCCGCGACGGCCTGCCGATCGGCCGCGCCGACAAGACGTGGGTCGACGGCGAAGCGCTGAAGATGGACCTGCTCTTCGACCAGGACGACGACTTCGCGCGCAAGGTCGAACGCAAGTACCGCGGCGGCTACATGAACGCCTTCTCCATCGGCTTCGACGTCTGGAACATCGCCGACGACGGCACCCCGGAGGGCTGGGAGCTGTTCGAGGTGAGCGCGGTCCCGCTGCCCATGGACCCCAACGCCGTGGTGGAGTCCGGCCGCGCCGACGAGTACGCCCTGGCCCGGGCGCTCGCCGCCGGCGGACCGAACGGCGAGGCCTTCGCCCAGGCCGTCATGGACCAGCTCGGCGGCCCGCACCGTGCGGGCGCGGTCCTGTCCAAGGCCAACAAGGCGCTGGTGTCCAACGCCGTGACGGCGCTCAACGCCCTGCTCGACGCGGCGGGCGGCACGGACGACGACGAGGACGCGCGCGCGGCCGCGGCCGCACACCAGGCGCGGCTGCTGCGGCTGGCCGGCCTGTCTCACTGACCCGCCCCACCAGGCGGCACAACCACACCCCGGAGGGGACGGAGAGCATGACCACTCTGAAGATCCGCGAGCTCAAGGCCAAGCGGACCAAGCTCGGCGTCGACGCCAAGGCGATCATGGCTGCGGCCACCGACGCCGGCCGCTCCATGAACGGCGAGGAGACCAAGTCCTTCGACGCGCTGATGGACGAGCGCGACCAGCTCGATGCCACCATCGAGCGGGCCGAGAAGCTCCTCGAAGACGAGCGCGACGCCGTCGACGACCTGCCCGACGAGGGCCAGCGCGGCGACGACGCCCAGACGAAGGCGTTCCGCGCCTACCTCCTCAACGGGCGCCACGCGCTCAGCGAGCAGCAGGTGCGCGCCCTCAACGCCGGGTCGGACCCGGAGGGCGGTTTCCTCATGGCGCCGCAGCAGTTCGTGCAGCAGCTGCTGAAGGCCGTGGACGACCAGGTCGCCATCCGCCGGCTGGCGACCGTGCAGCAGCTCACCACGGCCGAGTCCCTCGGCGTGCCGACGCTGGACACCGACCTGTCCGACGCCGACTGGACGTCCGAGGTTGCCACCGGCAGCCAGGACGACGGGATGCGGTTCGGCAAGCGCGAGCTGCGTCCGAACCCGCTGGCCAAGCGGGTGAAGATCAGCCGGACGCTGCTGCGGCGCGCGGCGATGAACCCCGAGACCATCGTGCGCGAGCGCCTGGAGTACAAGTTCGCCGTCTCCCAGGAGAAGGCGTACATGACCGGCGACGGGAACAAGAAGCCCCTCGGTCTGTTCGTCGCGTCCAGCGACGGCATCCCGGCGTCGAGGGACATCGCCACCGGCAGCGCGACCGGCTTCACCGGGGACGGCCTGATCGACGCCAAGTACTCCCTGAAGTCGCAGTACTGGGCGAAGGCGCGGTGGCTGTTCCACCGCGACGGCATCAAGATCATCCGAAAGATCAAGGACGACAACGGCCAGTACGTCTGGCAGCCCGGACTGTCCGCGGACCGGCCGGACATGATCCTGGACCTGCCGTACGAGGTGAACGAGTACGTCCCGAACACCTTCACCAACGGCAACTACGTCGGGATGCTCGGCGACTTCAGCTTCTACTGGATCGCCGACGCGCTGTCCATGGACATCCAGCGCCTGGTCGAGCTCTACGCCGAGACCAACCAGGTCGGCTTCATCGGCCGCCTGGAGACCGACGGCATGCCCACGCTCGCCGAGCCGTTCGTCCGGCTGAAGGCCGCCACGTCCTGACCCGGGCCAGGCCCGGTTTCCCCTGACGGCACCACCTGACCCGGAAGGCAACCATGAGCAGGACCGACCTGAAGAGCCACATCAACGTGGCCCAGTCGCTCGCCCCCGCGAGCCGCACCACCACCGCGAACGGCACCGGCGTCGACCTCGCCGGCTACGACGCGGCGACCGTCGTCCTGGACCTCGGCGCGGCCGGCGGCACCACGCCGTCCTTCACGTTCGAAGTGCAGGACTCCGCCGACAACTCCAGCTTCGCGGCGGTCGCGGCCGCCGACCTCGACAGCGGACAGCCGGCCGCCGTCACCGCCGGCGCCGCGGTCGTCGAGATCGGCTACCGCGGCATCAAGCGCTACCTGCGCGTCGCGATCACCGCGGCGACCGGCACGTCCCCGACGCTGCTGTGCTCGGCCACCGTCGTCCGCGGCAAGCCGCGCAAGCTGCCCGCCTAGGAGGCCTTGATGCGTATCACGATGAAGAGCCTGTCGGCCCACCCCGACGGCACGCTGGAGAACGGCCACACCTACGAGGTGCCCGGGCAGTGCTCGCGCGAGCGTGCGCGTGAACTCATCGAGGGCGGCTACGCCGTCCGCGCCGACGAGGACCAGGCCGTTGTCGAACTCCCCGCCGTCGACGACGAGCAGGACGGCCCGCCGCTGGAGAAGCGGACCGTCGACCAGCTGCGCGCGTACGCGGCCGAGCACGAGATCGACCTGGGTGACGCGTCGAAGAAGGCGGCGATCCTCGACGCGATCACGACCGAACTCCAGCGGCGCGAGGCCGAGGCCGACGACAACGGCACCGGCGCCCCCGTCGCGTGACCCGAGGCAAGGAGGTGGTGAGCCGTGGCGTACGCGGATCCGAATGACCTGCGGCTGCTGCTGCGGCTCCCGCCCTTCACCGGCGACCAGGAGGACACCGCCGAGCTCCTGATCGACCTCGCCGAGGGCGTCATCGACGACGAGACGGGCCAGGCCCTCGAGGAATCCGTGGACACGGTCATCCTCGACAGCCCGACCCGCCAGGATCCCTGGCCCGACGTGCCCGGGACCGGCTCACACAAGCTGGTCCTGCCGCGCTGGCCGGTGACGGCCGTGGCCTCCGTGACGATCCTGTCCGACACCGGCGCGGACGAGGACCTGGTCTTCGGCACCGACTACACCTGGTCGGCGGCCGGCATCCTCACCCGCGTCAACGGGTGGTGGCCGACCCGGGACCGGTCCGTGCAGGCGATCGTCACGGCCGGCTACAACCCGGTCCCGAAAAACGTCCGGCGGATCACGCTGCGGCTGGCGGCCACCGCCTGGGCCAACCCGCTGATGGCCACCAGCGAGAGCCTGGGCGACCACTCGATCGCTTTCACCCCGGAGTCCCTGGGGATGGCGCTGTCCGACGCAGACCGCAAGGCCCTGGGCATCTACAAGGCCCGGACATGATCGGCCACTGGCTCAACCGCCAGCTCGAGGTCTGGCGGCCGCAGCCCGTCGACGACGGACACGGCGGCCAGACCACCACCCTCACCCAGCAGCCGGACCCGGTCGCCGCCAAGGTCGACCAGCCCGGCGCCAGCGAGGGCGGCACCGGCGCGTCCACCGCCGGCGAGCACACGCACGACATCTACTTCCTGCCCGAGTCCGACGTACGCCGTCTCGACGAACTGCGCGACCCGGTCACCGGCGAGTCGTGGCAGGTGCGGGAGGTCGTCAGGCCGTCCAGCACCCGCTACCGCAAGGCACTGTCCCTGCTCTACCAGACCGAAGGGGAGCCCCATGGCTGACCTCACCACCACCAAGATCACGGTTGCCGCGGGCCTCCTCGACCTCGCCGCCGCGGCGACCGCCGCGGGCGCCGGCGGCGACACCGCCCTGGTCGGCCCCGGCCGTTTCCTGTACGTCAACAACGGCAGCGGCAGCAGCATCACCGTCACCCTCGCGACCCCCGGCACCGTGTCCGGCCTGGCCGTCACGCCCTCG